CCATTTCCATTGTTCCATCTTTTTGTAAATATTCCATTGGTCTATGTTGCCAAATAAGTGTTGTGCTTCTGCAATACTATGACCTTGGACTATGTCAGGGTAACAAGTGTATACCCAAGGGTTGCAAATCTTAGACAAAATTGTGCTGAATACAAGATGGTCTCCCATGCCAGAGTTCAGAACTACAATAGTGTAATCTTTATACATCATAAAGTTCTTAAAGATTTGCTCATCATGCTCATACATCTCTTGCTTTGTTTCTGACCTAATACCACCTTCAGGATTCTTCATATGCCAAGTGGTTGCATTAGGCACAGCATGAATGTCATAACCTTTTTGATGTAAGCCATAGGTGAACAAAGTTTCTTCCCTATGAGCCACTCTAGACAGTCCTAGATTGTAATCATAGACCCCTGCACGATAAAGAAAAGAACAATGCAGATGCTCGACTTTTTTTGAGTTCTTAATCTTTTCCCATTGGATATTAGGTTCAAGATTAATATGGTCAATCTTTCCTGTAGTCAATGAAGTATCAAACTTTGATGGTGGAGTAAGGATTGAGCCACCTACAGCACCAGTATTTATATTGTAGGTAGTATGAAAGTATAGATTCTCTAGAACATTAGGTTCAGGAATAGCATCATCATCCACTCGCCAAACCCAATCAAAGCCCATTGTATTTGCTCTTTGATGGATATAGTGCTGACCTTTTTTCTCAGCATATAACCATTCCCAAGGTATCTTTTTACTGTCTAGCATCCGAAAGAAATACGAATAAATCATCTCATTCCGCATATCTTTAGGTTCATCATTGTCATCAAAGATAATTAACTTATCAGGCAATTTTGTTTGATTAATAATGGCACTCAAAACTAAAGGCAGAGTTGTAAAGTATCTACCTCTAGTTGCTACAGAACAAAGAACCCTACCCACGATTCCAAGCACCAATCATTAGATTGCATCTATTGGTCTGATTTATTTCTTGTGGGCTATCAAAAATATGTCCTGCTTCATTAATATACTGCCACTTAAAGCCATCAAAATGCGATTCATTAAGCCTGTGCAGTTTATGATGCTCACCCCAAAAGCCTACTGGTTCTTCATGTGGCACAGTAATTAATAGTCTCTTACAATGTAGTTTAAGCATCTCGACTATTTGTAAGCCATTGCTTAAATGCTCAATGACTTCAAAGGCTACTATAGTGTCATAGTTCCACAGTTGTATTTTGTTAATGTCACCATGCAAAAAAGTGCAATAGTTAGCCCAGTTCTGTTGTTTAGCAACTTGTATGATGGATTGGTCATAGTCGAGTCCTGTATAGACAATATCGTCATCAAAGAACTGCCGACCATAACCAGTAGAGCATCCTAATTCAAAAATGTCATTACCCAATAGGTTTTTACTTGCCCATTGGTATCTAGTTGCTTCTCTAGGATAGACTACATCACCTTTAAGAAATACTGCTCTCTCAAAGTTGTTACTTAGGTGATACCGAAACTCATCCATTTTATTGGACAGTTTCAGTTGGCACTTGGGGAGTAGCCTGTTCCTTTATTTTGTTAAGTAATACCCATGCACCAGTCTTAGTTGGTAACTCGCCTAATGTTTGTAGTAAGGCATTAACTTCTTCAATAGTTAGTTCTAGTTTTATCATATATTCCTCTTATGTTATTTAAAAAATTCTACCACGGAATTCCAGTTGCTGAAACAGGATTTTTAAGTAATTCTATTTGCTGTGCAAGAGATGCTTCTGTTGCATCTTTGTCTACTCCACTAGCCCAAATCCAATCTAATACCTCAGCCATTGTTACATTAGCATAAGGCACGCTAGGTGTACCATCTGCCCATGAGCAGGTTGAGTATGTAGATGTTTGATACTCGCCATCAACAGCATTACATTGCCAATGTGCAGTAGTTATAAAGCCATTTGCAGTCTCATAGTTTGTTTGTGATACATTCCAGTTATATACGATTGCCATTATTTATTCTCCAATGCTGTTAGTCGGGTTGTTAATGATTCTATTAATGCACTCATTTCTTGTATGGCTTTTACATACAAAACACACATATTTTGATATTTCAAACTATCAGGAACTTGTTGCCCATTAATCTCTTTATAAATAACAAAATCTTTTAAACCGAGTGCATCAATTTCTTCAGCAATAAATCCCGCATTTATTGGTTCATCTGCTAAATCTACACCCTCATTAATATATTTAAAACTAACAGGTCTAAGTTTATTTATTATTTCTAAACCTTTAGTATAGTTTTCTACATTTGTTTTGTAACGCAACGATGATGTATTAGCGTACATTACTCCATTAGCGTTGTACCAAGACAAAACAGCAAATACACCATTAGGGGGAGTACCAAAAGATAAATAACCACTTGTAGTAAGAGCAAACTGATTAACTGACCCGTTTGTTCCAAAATTAAGAGCATAAGAACCACTTGTTGTAATGCCAGCACCAGAAGTTGCAAGTGAAACATTACCGCTTGAGTCTATACGCATCCGTTCTGTTGGTGCTGTATCAGTTGTTACACTTCTTGTAGCAAAATATAAATCTGCATATCCTCCTGATGTGGCACTAGTTACTATACTTCCAATAGCACATTGAACATTTGTTGAACCATTGCCACCAAATCCAACTTCATTAACATAGCCAAGATTTCCTGAATTTGCGGCTAAACAAATTAAAGATTGTCCGATTGCAGTTTTTTGGTCTCCTGCACCACTTCCAACTTGTAATCTTCTTGTGGCAGTTGTAGTTCCTATACCTACATTACCACTAGTGTCAATCATTAAATCATGTGCTGACCCAATAGTTGTTCCACCAGTAGCACTTGTTCTTCCAATGCCAAACTCACCACCCACAAGCATATTGTTTGAAATCACCCAATTTTTATTAGATATAGAACCAGCCAAAACAATATAATTTCCGTTATTGTTTACATTATTTCCAAAAGTTGCGACCTTTCCAGAATTTTGGTAAACTTGCAAAACTGCATCAGGACTAGGAGTACCTATACCTAATTTTCCATCAACCTGTAATGTCATTAATCCTGTTGTTGCTGTAGCAAAAGTAAGAGTTCCACTTCCACTTCCACCTGAAGTAAACAAAGAAAAGCCATCACCTTGATGTCCAAGAACTAACTCAGATGCACTACCTGAATTATTAGTACCAATAAATAAAGTTGATGGTCTACTATTTACAGCAGTAGGACTTTGATTGTTTATTGATACTATTCCATCACTAGTAATACGCATCCGTTCTGAATTACCAACATTAAAAGCAACTGGGACAAAACCACCTGTTGTTCTGTAACTTGCATTAAATGTAAACTTGCTACCATCATATCCAATACCTAAAAGAGTAGTGTTTGCATTTGCTTCTATTTGTATCCCTGAGAATGCACCTGAATCGTTTAACTGTTTAACAGAAACAATACCACGAGATACTCCTCCTGTTGTTGGGACAGTCGTAGTTCCTACAAGTAACGAACCACTAGAGTCTATACGCATACCTTCAGAATCATTGCCATAAGTAAATACAACTTCACCAGCACCACCATTAACAGTTCCTCTACTACCAATTCTCATGCCAAAATTTGCCCATTGCATTACTTGACCAAAACCATAATAATTTTTAGCAACAAAACTTGCATTAAAATCCCCACCTGATGTACCTGTGCTTTGAATAAGAACCATGCCTGTATCAGCACTTCCACCATATCCATTATTACCTTGCGCACTTAGAACATGAACTTGTGCAATAGCACTACTAGTACCTACTAATAAATTACCAGCACTAGTAATTCTAACTTTTTCTCCATCGTTATACTCAAAAGTAAAAGCCTCGGTTGAGCCTTCCATTGTCAAATCCCACCAATTACCAGCACCTGCGTTTTGGCGAAAGCGACTAATCAAATCTTTGGCTGCGTTTGCATTAGTAAGTTGAATAAGCGTGTTTGATGTGCTTGAAGCGGATAAATTTAATGGTGAATTACTTGGGGATAAAATACTTAATACATTTGTATCCCAAGTCAAATTAGCACTATCTGTTAATAATCCACTAGCACCTGCAAATGTTACTCGACCACTTGTTAATGCACTATTCTTAATAGAACTTGTAGTTAGAAATGAGCCATCCCATGTTAGACCTGATGAACCACCTAATACTCCACTATTATTAAATTGAACTTGTGTATTGCTTCCACCGATAGTAGGAGTAGTTCCTGAGTAACCTGAATAGCCCGATATGCCTGAGAACCCTGAGTAGCCTGATACACCACTTCCACTATAGCCCGATATGCCCGAATAGCCTGAGAAGCCTGATGCACCATCTATTCCTGAGTAACCACTATAGCCTGAAATCCCTGAGAAACCTGATGCACCATTTATGCCTGAGATGCCTGAGTAGCCTGAGTAGCCTGAGTATCCTGATGTGCCATCCTGTCCTGAGATACCTGAGTACCCTGAGTAACCCGATGTTCCTGAATAACCCGATGCACCATTTTCTCCTGAAATTCCACTTGCACCTGAGTAGCCTGATATACCTGACCATCCTGAAATTCCACTAGCACCTGATATTCCCGACCATCCTGAAATTCCTGAAAACCCCGAATACCCTGAGTAGCCAGATGTTCCACTTACCCCTGCTGTAATGGCTAAAAATAAAGGATGATTGTCTGCAAAATCAGTTGTGCCTGTGCCACCTGAAGATATAAGACTAACTGGTACTGTCCAATAACTATTACTTGTATTTGGATTTATGTTTGTAGGTGTACCAGTTATTAACCATGACTGATAATTACCTGATACATTTTGGTCTTGAATAGTAAACTTTTGTGTAGGTTGTAACAATGCTAAAAATATATCAATATCGTCACCATTGTTGGTCATGTGATTAATATTTATTTGTGTAGCATTACTTTGTGTTGCAGTATTCCAAAGTAAAAATCCAGTTGCAGGTTGTCCACTTGTTTGGACTGCTTCTGCATAATATAAAAATAAACTAGATGATTGTCCTATAGCACCCGAATATCCGCTATAGCCTGAAATTCCTGAGAAACCACTCCACCCACTAATTCCTGAGAAGCCTGATGTGCCAACAGCACCGCTATAGCCTGAGTAACCCGAAGTTCCTGAAAAGCCTGATGCACCATTTTGCCCATTAATTCCTGAAAATCCACTATACCCACTAATTCCTGAGAAACCTGATTGACCAACAGCACCTGAGTAGCCACTAAATCCTGAGAAACCCGATGAACCATTTTGACCTGAGATTCCTGAATAACCACTATAACCACTAATTCCCGAATAGCCTGAGTAACCTGATTCACCACTCCATCCTGAAACACCTGAACCACTATATCCTGATATGCCCGAATATCCGCTATATCCTGAGATGCCACTATCTCCACTAAATCCACTTATGCCACTATTGCCACTAAATCCTGATATACCTGAATAGCCCGATTCACCAGACCAACCACTATAACCAGAGATTCCACTATCACCACTATATCCTGATACACCACTTCCTGAGTAGCCTGATATACCTGAAAAGCCTGAGTAACCCGATTCCCCTGAGAATCCTGAGTAACCTGAAAACCCTGATAAACCTTGTGGTCCAACTATCTGACCTGCATCAAACCAAGCAGAGCCATCCCATATCCATAAATCGCCATCAGCAGTTACTATGTATGCATCATTAACTTGATTGCCTGTTGGTGGCAAATCTTGAACTGTAGCCACTTCACCTTTGACATTAATACTTGTGCCTTGCTGACCGCTATAGCCCGAATAACCGCTTATCCCTGAACCTGAATAGCCACTATAGCCAGAATAGCCAGAGTACCCAGAGTACCCTGAAATCCCTGATATACCCTGTGGTCCAATTAATCCTCTATCAATATTAATTTTTTGTGTAGGTGTTGGAGTTACTGCAATCTTTACATTGTTCTGGTCAATGACTGTTACATTCATATTGCCCATGATTAACCTTCCACCACAATGCCATCACTACGGACAAGAAATAAGAGAAAGATAATGTAATCATTTTGTGGAGTTAAACCAACAGCAGGAAAACTAATCTTTATCCTGCCTGAGAATCCAACACAATCTACAGCATTAATATTTAATTCAGGGTCATCATTCATTACATCCCAAGTATCATTACCAATTACCAAAGTAAAGAAACCTTCAGCATCATCTCTGTTTGTAATTGTTAATTCTATTGGTGTAGGTGGTGGGTCATAATTGGCTATATCAAAAGTAAGCCCATTGCGAGTATCTAAAATATTAGACATTGCCCTGCGAATTATGTGTGCATCTATTACTGCACCAGTAAGGTCTATTGGAGTTGTGTTATTACTTGCAGTTATTGTTAAGTTCCAGTAGGTACTTTGTTCCCATACTAACTCACCTGCAATAATAGGATTATCAAATCCACTTACCTGAGTAAGACTGTTCTTGTTAAAAATAGCCATGATTGCTCTTTCGCTTAGTTAATAGGCTTATACCCTTACAAGCCCACGAATCATGTATTGTTTTTTATTATATTATCAAGACTTCATTATAAAGGCAAGTGCATAGTATGGTGGAAGATTTTGATTTATTCCACTTTCACCTTCTGAACCAGTAACTCCTGAATAATTATGATTATGGTCTGAATCATTTTCGCTAGTTTGTGCATTTCCATAAGTATTAGAATACAAACCACCACTACCAAACCCTGAATTTGGTCCAGCATTACCATAAATAAATTCTCCACCACTATACGGATTATGCCTATGGTTTCCACTTTGTAACCCTGTTGTTCCACTATAAGCATGAGCATGAGCAACAAGAACAGTATCAGCACGACCACCAGTTGAACCAACTCCATAAGTAGAACCTGCACCCAATATCATTCTTGTTCTTAAATCAGGAGTTCCACTAGAGCCATCACAAAGTAACCATCCACTAGGAATAGATGCAATAGAACCTGACCACATAATAATTCCACCACTAGGTACAGCATAAACTGCTTGGGCTACATCAAGATTAGTTCTTGCCGCACTTGCTGTAGTAGCACCAGTTCCACCATTTAAAATTGGCACAGCATTAACTAAACCATCTGAAGCATCAAGTAGCCCTGCTGAAGTTAAGTTATTGGCTAACTGACTAAGATTAAAAGATTGGGTCATTATGCACTTCCTATTCTTGCAAAAGTTTGTTGATTTAATAAAGTAAAACTATTAGAAAATGGAGTATTCAAAATATAATTTACATTTGATGCTGTGTAATCAAAACTTACACCTTTAATTAATAAAACTCCATTTGCATAAACTTCCATTGCTAATGGATTTGATGAAAATATATAAGTAGTATTTCCTGCAACAGAATAAGCAACTGTATTAGTAATATTAGAACATGGTACTCCAAGATTGTTAGCCGAAAACTGAATAATATCGACTGTTCCTGTAACTGCTGATGGAAAACCATCTAATAAATTATCTGCTAAATTGTAATCAATTTCATTAAATTGTGAACCATTTACATAGATTTGCTCAAAGCCACTATTCATTAAAAAAGTAGTTGGTGTATAAGATGTTGTAGCAGAAAAGTTTACAGTCCACCTGCTAAATGGTGGATACTCAGCATCTTCTGCTCTAAATCTAAATATTGGTAATCCTGCTGTTGCACCACTTAAAGTATCTGAAAAACTAATTACTTTAGTAGTGTAATTAATCCCACTAACTGTAAAAGTTGTTACAACTCCAGTATCAGTAAAGGACAGTTCATCACCAACATTAATTAATTGAAATGGCAATTCAGCATAAGTAACTGTATTAGAAGTTGCTGATGCAATAGTTATTTCTAATGGTTCATAAAAATCTAATTTAGAAACTGCCCTCATGTTTAATGTAGTTATTATTTCTCCAACAGATGCACCAATACCAAGAACAATAGTTGTAGATGTTTCTGTGTAATCTGCTGTGTTTAATAAAACTCCATTCTTAAATACTAAAATTTGACCTACTATATGAGTAACACTAAAAGTAGTCTGACTTGCTGTTGCAGTAAAATTAGTTTCGGTAAAAAAGAAATCATCTTCTTCAGTAAACCCAACTACTCGACCAAACACATCAATTACTAATGTGGCAGGAACTACCGATTTTGAATAAACACCATTACCAAAATTAAGAAATTTTTGCAAGGCTACTCGCATAGTTCCATTAGTATTATTAGTAACACTTAAAATTCCATCACTTGTATTAACACTAGAAGTTCCTACCTTAGTAACCTGACCACTTCTAGAATCAAGGTCAATAGCATTTGTTCCATCTTCTAAACCATTCCATATTGTTTGGTCATATACAGAACCTTCACTTGGAACAAACGCACCACCAATTCCTAAATAAACAGCATTGTCTACGGCAAAACTACAAATTCTATTTCCTCTAGTAGAAAATAAAACATAATTAGCAGTACCAAAAGGTTCTGGAGTTGCTTCATACCATTGGTAATCTGAAGCCACCATACTAGGTGTAGCAGAAGTATTATTTAATAATCCATAGTAAGATTTATTTCTAGGGTTTAATGAAAATCCACCACCATTAATATTGTCTGCATACACCACATTAATATATCTATTTGTGTATTGGAATGTTTGTGGTCTCCAATTAAATAAAGCAGATGCAGAACTAAAATTAGATGTTGCTAAACTATTTACCATTCTTACAAAGAAATACCAATTACCTGCTGATATACCTGTAAGGGTAACTGGTGGCATTGCAATATTAATTGAATAAGGATTACCTGCTGTCTGAACTACAGTTGTTCCTGCAAATATTCTTTGTTCTGTAGTAGGACTAGAAAATGCTGAATACCATATTTCTGCATATTGTGTAATACCTGCACTACTAGTTGTTGCATTTACTTGAAATGATGGAATTGTTGCAAATACTAATACATTAGAAATAGTTGGAGCAGGTATAGTTCCAAAAGTTGTTGGGCTTCCTATACCTGTATTTGGTGATGGAGTAAATTGAGTAATATTTGTATCATCATAAACAGTAGGATTAAACTCGCTGACATTTAAATTCGTAGTTATCTTACCATCATCTGTAAATGTTTGTGTTACTTTCATGCATCTAAATAACTTGTTTACCCATCCATAATTTACATTTGTAACTGTTACTATATCTCCTGCATCTAATTGCAGACCTGTAAAATTAATTGCAAAACTTAATTGCATATCTTCTCTAGCAGACTTTAAAAATCTAGTTGCTAAATATTGAGCAGTTACAGAATTGTTAGTTAAAGGTAAAGATATGGACTGTTGATTAACTGGTTCATTAGGATATAAAAGTTCAGGGTCTATTTCTGCAAGGTCATAGATAGATGATGCAAAAGCATCTTGAGCAGTATTATCAGGAAACTTTACTTCTGCTACATTAAATGAATTGGCTATGTCCATAATATTAGTTGTAATGCCTGAAATAATATTAGAATCATTTAATGCCATTGCTACTGTATAACTAGGACTTTGAACAATAACTCCCCAAGTGCCTAACATTTCTGAATATTTAATTAAACAATCACAACAAGATGCCATGTCTTGTAGATTCTGCATAATAGTTCTTGAAGTTACAACTACTCCATTAAACTTAAATCTTGGCTGAGTTGTTGAGCCACCAGTATAAGGAGTATAAGTAAAGTTTTCATTGGAATATGCAGTTAAAGCATTTAAAGAAGTAGTATCAATTTGGTATGCAGGTATAGCACCGCCATATCGAGTATTTAAAAGATAGTCATAAATAACTGCACCAGTATTGGTTAAGTTATTAGTTATTTGAAATTTAGTTTGTTGTATACCTGTTAGACTTGCATCAGAATTATATGTAATATGCACAATAGCAAATACTGTATTTGTCATTGTTTTACTAGCATCCCATTGATAAACTAAATAAGGATTTGACATTACATCTACTGCTGAAAATGGAGAGTTTGTAGGGCTATAAGAACCATTGCTATATAAATAAAATTCTAATAATCCATTTACACTTGTATCAACTAAACCTGTAGACTGGTCTAGTAAAGATGCTACTGTGTATCCATTGGCTTGAAATTGAACTAACTTACCACCAAAATATATATTTCCAAATGTAAATGTGCTTGTAGTTTGCCCTGCTTCTGTTCCTGTTACTTCTGATAATGCCATTACATAATATAAATTTTGATTGTCATTACTAATAGATAAATCAATAATTGTTCCACCAACATAAGCCGAACCATAAACAACTGCTAATTTATTATCTGTTGCAGGTGGTACTTGTTGCCTATTCCCAAGGTTAGGACTTTGCCCTGCTCCTGCTCCTTCTCCTGAACTATTAAAAGATGGTTGATTAGGTGAAAACAATGCCTTAGAAATAACAGATGCAATAATCATATTAAGAGCAAAACCAAGAGCATAGTAACCAATACCCATTGCAGTTATTGTTGCGGCACTTGCTCCTATTACATATGCTACCCCTACGATTGCCATATTAATCCTTTAACATTTTAGTGTAGACTTTTTCTGTAAAAGAATAACCCATGTATTCAAACAAAGAAGTATTATCTGAATGAATTTTTGTACCATATTTAATCATATTTACATTTAATGATTTTAAATATTGTTCTGCAAATTTAAACATTTTGATTGCTGTTCTGCCTTTTCTATACTCAGGTTTTAAATAATAAATATCTTCAGTAGCCAATACACAATCAATATAATGTAAATGTTTGCAAATAAAAAATACTATATACCCAATTATTTTTCCTTCATCTTTACACAATACAACTTTTAACATATCTTTTTCATGGATAGCAAAGTACATTGCATAGTCAGGCTTTAATTCATAATCTTTTAATAAAGATATTTCTTCATAATGGTCTTGGAACAATCTTTGTATTTCATTAAAACATTCTTTTGCATTTCCTATTTCATATGTAATCATGTAGTTTTGCCAAATAAATAATTGATAGTAGTTACAAAAGAAACTCTATTCATACTTGTATCTGAAGGATTATAAAATGTCCAAGAGTTATTATTTGTAAATCTACCTGCTGTTCTGTTTTGTAAAATTAATTGTATTGATGATGCTGATACTGTAATAGCACCCATAAAACTTCTTGATTCTTCATTCCATTGCTCTGATATTGCAAAACTATTTACATACCCATTAAAAAATTGATAAAGACCACCTGAACCACCAGTAGTAATTAATGCACCATTAGTATCAAAGAACCCATGCCACATTTCTAATTGTGAGCCTTTAATATTTTGCCCTAATACTAAACCTAGCATAGTCTGGTCAATGCCAACTAGGGTAATTGTGGTTTCATTTGCAGTTGATTTAATATCTTTTACTGCATCACCAACTTTTACTAATTGTCCTAATGCTTGAAAAGGTTGTGCATCTACAGCACCAATAGTTAATGATGATGCTGTTGTAGCAAATCTATAAGTTCCATCTGGAGTAGTTAATCTAACAAAATCAGCAATCCGAATATTGTTAGTATTATCAACTGGAGTTATTACATTCATAGCACAGATTCAAATGCAGTAAAGCCACCAGACCATTGAATATAAGAATCATTGGCATAAGACATTAAAGTATATGTAGGATATGCCCTAAGAATTACTTGAAAGGTTGTTCCTGTATATGTGCTACCACCCATGCTAACAGTAGTTCCAAACTCACCTATAACAGCATTTACTACACCTGTTAAAGTTGTTATTAAATTCCTATGCACAGGTATGTTTACAGTTGAACCTGCTCCCCTAAGTACATCTGCTGTTGCTATATAAGGATATAAACCTACCTGACAGAAATCTCCTGCTTTGACTATGTAAGCACCTGCATCAATAGAAGGTAAACTTCCTAATACTAATGTTTTGTTTGCAGAACTAGTTTGCCATTGACAAGCAGATATTTGTCCTGAACTCATACTTCCTTGATAAGCAATATAGTTAGCCCATCCAGTTGTGCCAAAGTTTAGATATTGTTGCAATGCCATATCAGGTATTCGTAAACTATTAAGCAATGCTCTATTCTGACTATACAAAAGATAGTTCATTGGCTTCATGTCAAATGAAAATGGCACTACAGTAATAATTTCACTTGTAGATATTCTTTGATTGCGACTAAGCATTTGACCAATAAACCTGTGGTCATTAATTCCAACTGTTTCGCTAATTGCTAGTATTTGATTTAGACTCATAGTTACCTTGAAGTAGGCATTGACCTTGATGCTGACTGATTAACTGCCCAAATAGTTTGTTTGTTTTGAGATAAAAACTGTGTAGCCGACTGAGTATCAATAGCAGACATACTGGCTATGTAAGGACCATTGTAGTTTACTGTTTGACCACCACCCATATCAGATAATTTATTATTAGGAACAATACTTCCTGACCGATTAGGGATAAACATTTCTGGACCATTCTCACCGACTAGATAAGATGTATTGCCAGATACAGAACCACCACCTGCTCTTGGTCTATTTAAGAATCCACCACCTGCACTACCACCACCATATTCATCTGTAGTGCCACCCATTCCTGCACTACCACCACCATATCCTGCGGCTGAAATTGCAGTACCTGCAAAACCCATAAAAGATTTAAATAATGTCATTGCTTGTAATTTTAATTCTATTTTTAATAACTCTTTTATAATACTTGTAGCAAAATTACCCATTGATAATTTGCCTGTCTCTACAAAATTATCAATAGCATTATTCATAGTAGTAGTCATTGAAGTAAACATATCTGCACCTTTTTTGGCGGCATTATTTGAATCTTCAACATATTGATTAAATGCTTTATTCCATCCAAACATAAAAGTATTTTGTGCTTCTAATTGTGCTGTAATTTGTTTTCTAGTTAAATTTTCAAATTCTATACCTAATTCTTTTACTTTTTGTTTTTGAGCATCCATTGCATCTACTACTTTTTGGTCTACACCATGTGCTAATGCTTCTTCTTTTTTGTTTTGTATTTCAGTTAATTTTTTACTTGTCTCATCAGTAACTTTGGCTACTGCTTCAGCAATTTGTCTTTCTTTTTCAGACATAAAATTCATACGACCTTGGGCTTCTAATATCCCATATTGAAAATCTAATTGTCTTTTGTATTCAATAGATAACTGTTCTGCCATTGCTAAACCTTCAGCAATCTTTTTGGCTTTATTAACTTCTTCTTTATCTACATAAGGAGTTACTGGTCTACCTACAGTTTTCTTTTCTTCAGGTTTGATAGCATAGACTTCAGGATAATAAATTCTATTGGCAAACTCTTGGGCTTTACCTAATTCAATATTGGCAAAGTTCTCTAAGTTCATCCATCTTTCTTTTGGATTAAACCCTTTACCTTTTTCAAAATCATAAAAGAGTTGATTAATTTCTCCTAGTGCCTGACCAATAATTTTAATGTAAGCAACAAATCCTGCAACTCCTGCTACTAATGCTTTAAATCCTTCTCCAGTAAATTTAAAGAAAGATTCCATTGCACCACCAGTTTTATTCAACTCATCATATACTGCATTTAATGTAGGAATAAAAGCATTGGTAAACATGACAGTTGTTTTAATTGCTTTGGCATCTAACTTATCATGCAAATCACCTGCTGTTTTAACTGCTTCTGCATATTTAGCAAATTGCTCTCTGGCTTCTGCTGTGCCTTCAGATAGTCCAACAAAATCTACACCTTTAGCCGCTTTTCCAAAGATTGACATAGCAACAGCATTTCTACTAATTGCATCATCCATTCTACCCAAACTCATTACTGTCTGGTCAAACAATGCTGTCATATCTTTGTTTGCTAGGTCTTTAAGAGATACCCCAATTCTTGCAAAAGTTTCTTGAGCATCTTTTCCACCCTGTGCCGCATCATCTATTTTTGCTGTAAAACTAGATAATAATTTTCCTGCATTTTCAGCAGAGCCACCATTCTGGGCTAATCCTTCTGACAATGCCATCACAGTTTTAATGGCTACTTCATTTGCTTGGGCTACATCTGCAATCTGGTCTCCGTATTGCAAGGCTTTAGCAGACATTGCAGTAAAGGCTACTGCTACTCCTGCACTTGCATATTTAACTTTAGATACAACATCATCAAATCCACGACCAATTTTCTTTAGCCCAGATTCAAACTCAGCAGAATCCATCCCAAAGATTACTCCTAATCGTGCGACATTCTGTGCCATCTACTTTGCTTTCTTATTAGGATTCATCATTGCAAAGGCTAATAAACTTTTATTAACCTGCTCCTTTTTCTGTTCATCTGTTAATGGTGGATATAAGTATTCATAAACCTGTGGAATTATATTCTCTAGTTTAAATGGTGGCTTACCACTTGGCAAGACCTTATTAAATTGACCTGCTGTTAAAACTCCTAATACTTGTATGATGCCTAAATTACCTATTAGTCCATCATTAAACATAATACAAATATCAGCAAAGGTTTGTTCATCTACTAAATCAGGGTCTGTTCCATGAGCAGTCAAATATGCTTTAACTTGCCTTCGGACAGACCTTAGGACTTTCCCCTGTTCCCCTTATAAGATGGGCTTACAGCATTACTAATTGCTTCTATCATTTCCATTTGAACAGGGAATGGCATAAACTCATCTATGTCTGCATATGTAATAGTATCCATATCAAACTCACCATCTTCAGGTACTATGAGTTTAAACATCTCAGTTATTCTTTTTTCTAGGATAACTTTGTTGTTTGCCGATTCTTTTAATGACCTGCCTTCAATTTCAATATCATCTGTTTTATAGACAATATCTGGATTATCTTTATTTTCTTTTTTCTTTTCCAAATAAGACTTAGCCATATCATCATAGTATTTCTGCACTAAATCTTTATCTATGTCGTTCATTCTTTTTTGCATAGTGTCATACTCTACTGTCAAAGGTACTTTGACTTTAAATGTATGAGAGCCTATATCAAAAGTTCTAATTCTTAATTCATCTTTTTTATCTGAAAAGTTCTTGCCTAATGCAGTTGCAAACTTGCTCATGTTTTATCCTTTTTTGGGTTGTTTTGCTTTGTATTTTAATATTGCAGTTCTTAATGACATAGTTAATGAATCTAATAATTGTGTAGATGATGTTTCTAAAGCAGGTCTTAAATAAGGTTTAGCCGCCATTTTTGCTGTGCCAAATTCATTGGCTATACCTCTGGCATCACTTGGAATACCTTTTTGTTTATTGCCAGTTCTAACATTTTTAAAAGTTTTTTTGGCTAATTGCTTTCCAGACCCAGTTGTTACTGTACCAATTACTGTATCTGTAGGACTAACATATACCGACCTTTTATCTTTCGTTGTAGGTTTTCTGGCTTCTATTCTTAATGATGCTCTTAAACCACCAGTATCTACACTTACTAAACTTTTTGCTTTTTCTAATACAGGTTTCATGGCTACTCGCATAGCACTAGATAAAATTTTCTTTTGGTCTTTTACACCAAAATCATCTTGCATTTCTCTAACAACTTGAGTAAATTCCTCTTGCCCATAAAATGCAATACGGATTTTATCGCCCATCTAATCACCTTTAATAATCTTTTGAAATATCAGGTTATTTAATCGCAATACATAATCTACGATTTCATCTGGGGTCATTTTGTCTGCATGGTTTATTGCCATTGCATAAGCAGTATTTATCCCTGCAATCTTTTGCTCTTGAAACCCAAACCAGTTCTTATGTCCAGAATTGGCTTGGGTTATTATAAAGTTTAATAGGTCTGTACTGTTTTGTATTGTTGTCATATTGTTTAAGGTGTATTAGACCAACCATAAAAATCAGAACCAATAGGATGAATAGTAAATGTAAATTTACCTTCAGCACTTGGACTCATATCCCATTGCATACCGCCTACCATTGCATTAAAAGCATAGGCTACAGTATTAGTTCCATCATAGATTGCTACTACAAAAGTTCTAACAATAGAACCATTGTAACCATCATCACGAATTAATAATTGTGCTGTATCAGCAGGATTCCAAGGACATACAACAGTCATTGATGTTGGCTGATTTTGTGTTGTAATCTTTGCACCAGTTCTTTGACCTGCAATAGAGTATGCCGCCATTGCATCGTCAGCACCAAAAGAAGGTACTGCTTCTACAGGAACTTGAATACCTGTTGTACCACTACCACCTGCTGATGCTCCAATAATTGAAGCAACTTGAGATGTCCATGTAGAAAGTTGCCCTACAGTTAATGGAGTTGGAGTTGCATCATCTTGCATCCAAAGGGTTGCAGTATATCCTGCTAAGACTTTATCAATTAGTGCCATTTTAAAATTCCTTAATCAAAGAGTTAATAAATATTATCTTATGTTGATATATATAATGTGCAATCCAAAATAATCTGATTCATACCTACAGTATCATCAAATGTATTATATAACCAGACCACATCTGCTTTGGCTATTATAAATCCACTTGTATCAGGATTACCAAACATTCCAGAATATCCATGTAATGATTGTAATATAGTGTTGCTAATATTAAAAGCATCTACCATAGATTGAGCAAATATACTAGTCTGAAATACTGGAGTATCAATACCTTTATTACTTTGTGTTTGTCCTGTATATACAGGTTGATGCACATTTCTTAATTGCCATGTCAAAAATTCTGGTTCTACTGCAAAGTTTCTATTAAAGTTTGCATAAACAGGTACAGGGTCTACAATATCTGATAACTGATAACTAATCGCTTCAGCATATACATAGGGGTTTTGTTGTGTACTCATACTGGAACTACTGGGTCATTTCGATAGCATGAGAATATAACTTTCATCCTATCATTGGTTTCTTGGACATTCTCAATTCGCCAGTTAAAGCCTTTATAGGTGACTGAATATAAGTTCTGATTTTCAAATATCTGCTTTGTATTGCCTGTGTAGTTTAAAACCAACTCTAATACATCTGAATAAATCCTAGTTGTGCCTGTAATAGTAAGGCTATTTCTAGGAGTTCTTACTAATGCTCTAGTAGTAAACCACTTTGTACTAGTTGTGGTTTGTTCCCCAACAGAGTTCTTACCATTAGTTACATTGTTAATGTCAATATTTTCATATCTGGTAATTGACATTTACATCACCAAAGGTTTATATGGTCTTAATAATTGTGATACTCCAAAAGGAATATTAGTTAATCTTCCATCTAAAGTATCGCTTCGATTGTTATATAAATGAGTTAATAATAATAATCCTGCCTGTTTAATTACAGGATAAGTTCCAATAGGATTAGAATTTAATGAATAAATAACTACAACAGGGTTAGTCATAAAAGCATTAATATCATTTGGCAATGAATTAATAACTATTTTATTTCCTGTTGGGTCATAAAAATATTCTGTACTTGCAATAGTAGTTAATACTGGTGGAGTATCCATGTTGTAATACTTTACATAATCAATGGTTACTCCAGTTGAATTATTTGTGTCCTGAGATATTTCTGGCAAATCCAAGGATGTTTGCATCCCCATAGAATTGTTTGTAGCCTGATAGTAGGCTTTATATTGCACAGGTAATATTGACATACCAAGGTAATCTTCTATAGCCATCCTAGTGGCTAATTCAAGGCTTTTTAAATAAGTATCTTGTGATTCATCTTCAATTAAATTTAACTGTTGAGTTATTTCATCCAAAGTAAGCCAAGCAGTATAAATATCTCTATCTATCTGCTCGACCTTCTGGTAACTCCAAGGGTTCTGTGGAGAACCTAAAGCATTAGTTGTTGATAAATTTGAAGGCATTAACTAGCCGCCATTGTCAAACAAACTCCTGCAAAAACATCACGAATTGTAGAACATACTCTTTTCTCAGCAAACAGGGTTACAAAACCTACGCTTGTTTGTTCAAACATCTGTAATTTCATTACTTCATTATCAGCAATAGAAATAAATCTTTCCCAATCTGCTAAATAAATAGGTGTTGTAGATGCTCCAATTTCAGGCATATATGGATTAGCAATAACTTCATGTCCAAACATATTACCTACAGCAGAACCTTCTGAACTACCAACTTCCACAAATACTGGCATACCATTTTGAGAAGTAAGTTCACGAACTGCTTTAATTGTTGTAGGATGCATCATCCAACAAGTTGTATCATAGTTCCAATATTGTGCAGGTAAGGCTGATGCCAAGGCTACTAAATTATTATAGGTAATTGCACTAGCACTTCCACTATCTACTTTTAAAACAGTATGTATTCCATTACTTATTGCTATGCCACTACTTCCAAAACTAGCGGCACTTGCACTTTTAGAATAACTGTTAATTCCTCTTAATCCCAATGTGCCACCATAGTAACCAGTTAAAGAACCTGACTGGTCATTATTAAGCATCATAGATAAGGCTTCTTGTTGAGCAAATTCTTTTGCAATATCTTCTACAATAGCCTGTTCAATAGCATTAACATCATCCATAAATGCTGTACGAATTGGCACACTTGCCTGAATTGCTCTCATAGGTAATTGCCAGATAGCAGTATTTAAACCTGTAACAGCATTATTGTTGTTAATAGGATAATATCCCCAAGGATTACCCAAAGCAGTAATTGTTGTAGATGATGCCGTAGTATCACCCACAACATTATATGTCCCTGTTGCACCTGTACCAGTTCCTAATGAGGATATATAAGTTCCTGCCGTAACTCCTGTACCTGAAAGTATTTGACCAACTCTTAGCACTCCACTTGCTACTGCTGTTACTGTCATTACTGATGCAGTTATAGATGCAGTTACTACAGCACCATTTTGAATGTTTGTAATGTTTCCTGTTTTGGCTACAAACTGCACATCTGAATCAGCAGTTGTAAATTGTCTTGCATATTTACGAATAGGATTACCCATTCGCAATGAAGCAAAGGCATCATCATAATATATACGACCACCAATTCCTGAACCAGAGCCTGTTAAGGCTGATGCTTCTTTTAAATTTATTTCTGCTTTGCCATCTTTAATGGCTGACTGTATTGCTTCAAGAATTAGATTTGCCATATATTTATTCCAAATAAGTTAAAAAAAGAAGGGGAGATTTCTCCCCCACCTCTTTAGTCGTTTGCAGTATGTGTACTTCTGTAAGCAACAATAGCATTAGCATCATGGATACTGGATGCAACACGCTTTTCGCCATAGAAAGTTATAAAACCGACTTGGGTCTGTTCGTACCTTCTTAGAATCATATTCAATCTATCAATGATTACATGACCACGATTGAAATCACCAAAGTACATTGGATACAAATCTGCTTTATCTACACCTGCATAGTTTGGAGTATCACAGAACTGATTAACTGTTACATCAAATCCTAGTAATTGTCCAACAATACCATCTGGTCTAGCCAAACCATCAACATAAATTGGTCTGCCATTATCATCAACCAAACCACGAATTGCCTGTAGTTGGATTGGGTTAATTAACCATGATGTGCTTGGTGTCCAGTATTGAGTAGGCAAACTATAAATAAGATTGATTACATCAGCATAAGTAATGTTATTTGCAGAAGTAGATGTACCATTTGTAGTTAATTGGTCATATGTAGCAATCTTAGATAAACCATTTGATGTGGCTACACCAGTTGAGCCATAAACTACTGGATGAACTGTTCCACCTGCAAATGCACCTACATAACCATACTGATTTAAACCACGCAAACCATTAGTACCACCAGTTGCATCATATGGAGCAGAATCAGTTTGGTCATCGTTTTGAACCATTGAACGACCTTCTGATTGACTAAACTCAGCCAACATATCAGAAACAATGTTTGACTCTAAACCATCAATGTCATCTAAAGTTGCTGTACGAACAGGGAAAGCACAGTTCAAATCTTTAAGGATTAACTGCCAAATCAAAGTGTCTTGAGTTGTAGCACCACCATTGTTTTGAATTGCATATCCCCAAGCCGCACCTGCATTTCCAACTTTTTGTCTTAGTTGGTAAGCAGAACCATCAGTAGATACTGAACGACTTACACCACGCAAAGGATTGGTTTGACGCAAAGCAACAAACACAGGGTCATAGCCTGTACGACCACCCACATTGTAACCAGAACCATATCCTTGTGGATTACCTAGCAAAGATGATTCCTGCATAAATGCATCATACTGGTCTACAGATTCAAACATCTTAATTTCTTTTTCTGTACGACTATTCGATTTATAGAAATCACGAACTTGCTCTTTAACAGAACGATTAACTTCTTCAGTTAAACTTTTATAAGTTTTGATTTGTGCAGGTGCTTGAACAGAAGCAACTTTGGCTTCTAATGCTTCAAACTTCTCAGACATCTCAGTTAATACTTCTAACTTTGTGTTGATTTCTGCTTTAATTTCTTCAATCTTGGCTACTTGTTGGGCTTCGATTGTATCTAGTTTTTCGATAACTTCTTTCATCTTGAACTCCTATTTATTAATGCGATTAGATAATGCCTTTAATAATTCTCTTTCCTCTAGGGCTTTTAAAATATTATTGGCTTCTGGTTCTACGGCATCATTATCACAATGCTCCGTTTTTTTCTTAATCAATTCTGAAGATACATCACGCATCTCTAAAACTTTTTTAAGAATAGAAGATGCCGTAGTTGCATCTTTTTTGGAAAGCCCTGCATCACGCAAAGTTCTCTCAATTAGTCTAGGATTGGCATTGCCATCCTTATCAAAATATTCTAATCTTTGGATTTCAGCATTTGGGTTATTCGGGTACATAACAACTGAAACTTCTCTAAGACCACCTTTAGTAATTTGGAAATAGCCTTCATCTTCATCATCCCCTATTGGATTGCCTTGCTCATCCACCATTCTGGCTTCATCAGCATATGCTCCTACAGATACTCCACCAAACATATTAGGTGCTTCTTTTAATACAGAATACAAATCAGAACCACCAACAGTATTCATGTAAATTTTACCTTTGGCAGACATACCATCATCTTCCATAATAAATTCATCCCATTGTCCTACTGGCATACCCATATCGTTATGGTTTAAAAACATTGGTAATGGTTTACCTGCATTGGCAAACTCATCTGCCCATTGTGCAAAACCTTCAGGTTTATAAAAGAACTTTCTGCCATCTGCTCCTTCTCTAGGTCCAAATGTAGTCACTTTGGCTTCAATCATCCCAGATGGGTTTTCACCTTCATCTGCCATTTTTCCTAGTGATAATTTTGCTTCACAGATTAGATTTAGGTTTTGTTTCATTTATAACCCCATAGTTAATCGCTTGATTGTTATCTTGTATTATAGGGGTATCTTGTTCTTTTAAAGGTAGTTTAACACTAACCTTTTTGATTTGGTTAAATAATACATCATTTATTCTTTTTAATAAACTATTTTCCAATATTCATTTTCCGAGTTTGATTACCGCCACCGCCACCAGTATCTTGTGGGCTTTGTCCACCTATTGCTAATGAATCTTTTAACTTACCACCTAACTCATCTCCCCCATCTATTTTAGGTATATTTAAATATTCTCTGGCTTCATTAGGGGTCATAATCCCTGCATTAATACCTGCTACTACAAAATTCATTTGGTCTAGTGCCGCACCTTTTAAGAAATCTTTAGTATCAAATCGTATGCAAAGATTAGGATAGCCTTTTAATAAACTCATGTTAAGTTTCTGTTCCAAATTTATAATAGTAGGATACATAGTCGTTTTATAAAACTCATCTAATAATGTCTGAGTATTATTGAACTTACCATCAGATATTCCTAGCATTTGTGGTGGTACACCAAACAAAGCACAGATTCGCTTCATGGTCTGGTCTTTTAATGCTCTTGCATCTGCATCCTGAAGGTTTAAAACTGGCACAGTCTCATAGGTCATACCTTGGTCTAATAACATTCCCTGACCTGCTTTGCTCAAATCTGAAGGCTTACTATTAGTCATATTCGCCCATGCTTCCTTGAGCCTTCCTGCTACTTCTTTATACTTAGCATCTGGGATTACCTGTTCTGTTCTAAATAGTCCAGATGGTTTTGCACCATTCTGCATAATAAAGTTAGCATATAGGTCAATGTCTTGGTCTAGGGCTACTAGTTCTGTGGCTAAGATACCTTTGTTAAAACCTGCCGCACCTTGCCAGTTCTGGTCCATTAAATGAATAACTTGATAAGGTTCTAAAGGTTCATTCTCATTAAATCCCATGCTCGATGTTGATAACCTATAAGAAGGGTATCTTAATGGAGTTAGTTGAGAAGTAATTAAGGTACTGTCTAGGTTATAGGCTTCGATAGGAGTAAGACTAGGATTAGTCTGGTCTTTTCTCCAGAGCAATGTATATGTTTCACCAGTTAAATCTAACCATTGGGATAACTGATAGAAAAATTCATACTGGCTTTGGAAACTGTTGGGATTTTGCAAAAGGCTTAATACTTGCCTTGCTTTATTCTTATCTCGCAATCCTGCTTTATCAGATTTCAATGCATCTACAAAAGTGCCATCTTCTGTTTTGTACATAATGCTAACAGAGCATTGTGCCAAACTTCTGGCTTTAATTGCAACGCAACTCATAACAGTAGAGTTCCTAGATAGGACAGATACATTAACTGTTCTACCTGCTTCTGTTGTACTTGCTGTAGTTACATAAAGTAATTGATTGTTGCCAACAAAAGAACCTTTATTGCCCTGTAAAGCAATTTGATTACCTAGTTGTTGCTGACCAAATAGGGTATTGGATTCATTTTTTATTGGTTTTTTTCTACTGAAAATGTCTAGTATTCCCATGTTTTTCCCCTAGAAGTTAATTAATTTTACACTAAAAACTTCTAAATCCAAAACTATTTGAGATACTAGGATTATCTAAACTGCAATGCATCGCTATTATCATAGCAATAATTCCATCAACTTTTGCTGACTTATCTGCTTCATTCTTTCTGATTTTAATGTTGCCATTTACATCCTCATAGCACTCACAGTTTCCTAATTGCCATCCAACAAACGGATTACCATCATGTTTAATTTGTTGATTAAGGATTAACTTTTCTACATATTTACTAGGATTATTTAGGACTGCCATACCCTGACCTACTTTTTTAACAGGCAATCCACCATCATATAACCTACTGACCAGACTTGCCGCATTATAGGCATCATAGCCAACTTCCTTAATATTAGGAAATTTCTCCCATTGTTTAAATATATATTGAGATATTTCCCTATCATCCATTACATTACCTTCAGTTAATTTTAAAATGCCAGAGTTAATAGCATTTCTAAATATATCCTGATAATGTTTTGGAATTAAATCAAAACCTGCTTCTGGTAGGAAGAATTGGAACTCTGCTTCATAATCATCTTCACCAAATCGCTTTAATATGCAGACTGCATTTAAATCCCTAGTAGCCGCCAAATCAAATCCAACATAGACAGATTCAGGTTCTCTACCTTTTTCTAAGATACAGGATTTATCCCACGCTTCCCTGTCAATCCAAGCACTATTAGAACTGACAAAGATGTTTAGAGTTTTGCAAAGAAACTCATTTAATGTTGCAGGTTTAGACTTAGCCTGTTCTGCTCTTTCTGCAATAGCATCCTCAAATACAGATATGCCATGCATAGGGTTAGCCTTTGCCCAGACTATAGGATTTCGCCAATCATCTTGTGGGTCTAGTCCATACAGTAGCCCAAACCATTTCGGGTTATCTGTGGCTTCACCAGTTAGCATATTCTCAAACATACTCAAATCCTCATAGAACTTGGTATCCTTTGAGAAACTTGCTGTAGTTATATAAATACGCAAAGGATTTTTTCTGGCTACCATTCCAGAATGTAATACTTCTATTGAGTTCCTATCCAATATCTGTGCCGCTTCATCCACAATACAGCAAGAAGGATTCTTGCCATCCCCAGTTTTCTTAGTATCTCTCGACAAAGCCTTAAACATACTTTGAGTATCTCCGACTTTACCAATGTGATATTTGCTTACATTAAATAGACTAGATAACTCCTGTGGCATAGATTCTATAAATCCTTTACTGGCATCAAATACAATAGTTGCCTGTTCCCGATTAGTAGCCAAAGTAAATACTTCACTACCTGCTTCACCACAAAGTAACTCATACAATGCAATGATTGCTGTCAATGTAGATTTACCTGCTTTCCTAGGAATGTAAAGAATCACATCCGTTACCATCCTTTTGGATTGGTCTTTCTTATGTCTGAATCCATAAATGGCACATAAGAAAAATATCTGGAAAGGTTCTAATACTACTGCCTGTCCTGCCTGTGGTCCTTTGGTATGTTTAAGTGCAGATGCAAAGTTTAGGATATGTTGGGGAACTCGATAATCAAACTCCCATTCCCATTCTTTATTTTCAAGTTGATTGATAAATCTTTGGCAGGTTAGGGTTACATTCCTACATACATTTATTTCACCCTTGCATACTTCTTGTGCATAGATAATCCCATCTTCCCATTTCATTGAGCAAATGGACCTTTAAGAAACTTGGCTACTGGACTATTATCTTCTGTCTTATTTGATGCCAATCTGCTCCTAGGAGTTAAGCCCATTTCATTCATTAACTGTAAAGCCAACTTCAAGGCATTGTTCTTAATGCTAATCAATGGGTTTGGTGCTAGTGTCTTTCCATTGTTTGTCTCTACCACCAGATTATTAATATCTAACTGCCTATAACTTTGGATGTAAATATCTAACTGGTCTGCCAACATAGCCAAAGTAGATTTATCTTGGTCACTTCCTATGCCATAGACTTCAAATAAAAATTCCGCAGTCTCTTTAATAAAAGTTTTCTTATCCCAGAGTTCAGGGTTGTCCACCCAATTAGCAACAGGGATTCTTTGTTTGATGGTGTCTGGCAAAACTGCCAAGTTTGGCACTTCGCTTTTAGTTCCATCAATTAAATGCAATTCAAAAGGTTTTTTACTCATAGAGTTATGATACCTTATTTTTAGGAAAGGCAATACCCCCCTTTTTCCCACCCCTTTTTTGGTTAATTGCC